CAATCGGTATTTTAAATCGGGAGCGTTAGGCGAAAGTGGAAGAGCGTGGCAGAAAAAGCGTGGCGGAACTCGCCATCCTGGTGCCCATTGTTCCCGGTGTACTGCCAGATCCGCCCGCAGACCTGACGGAGCCGGAGGCCGTGTACTGGCGCGATGTCACGGCCACGAAGCCGGCGGAATGGTGGCAGGCGGATTCGGAGATTCTGCTCAAGTCTTACTGTCGTGCGTCGGTGCAGCACGATCGCATCTCGGCAGCGATCAATGGGATCTCGGCGGCGAAGATGAAGAGCGCGAAGGGCTGGCGGCAGTATCAGTCGATGCGACGGGTTCAGGCGTCGACCAGTATCGAGTTGTGTACATTGGCGATGAAGCTGCGGTTGTGTCCGTCGGCGCGGTACAAGGCCGAGCGGGCGAACACGATCGACCGAAAAGTCGCCGATGACAACAAGCATCCATGGCAGCAACGGCGCAGCGCGTAGAGAAGACGCGCGGCGAGCGCAATTGCGACTGGATCGAAACGTACTGCCGCATCCCTGAGGGGCGCTTCGTCGGGCAGCCGGTGAAGCTGCGCTCCTGGCAGCGCGAGATCATCTGCGGGATCTACGACACGCCGACGCGGCGGGCGATCATTTCGTTTGGTCGGAAGAATGCCAAGACGACGCTCTCGGCGCTTCTGTTGCTGCTCCATCTGGTCGGCGTGGAGTCCCGCGCCAATAGCCAGCTGTTCAGCGCGGCACAGAGCCGGGACCAGGCGGGGTTGTTGTTCAGTCTCGCCGCCAAGATCGTCCGGTTGTCGCCGGATCTGCGGACGTATGTAAGCGTTCGGGATACGGCGAAGCAGTTGTACTGCGAGGAGCTCGGGACGTTGTACCGGGCGCTCTCGGCGGATGCGTCGACCTCGTATGGGCTCTCGCCGGTATTCACCGTGCACGACGAGCTGGGCCAAGTACGCGGTCCGCGGTCGGACATGTACGAGGCGCTCGAGACGGCGGCGGGTGCGCAGGAGGCGCCGCTTTCCATCGTGATCTCAACGCAGGCGCCGACCGATGCCGACTTGCTGTCGCTGCTGATTGACGACGCGAAGTCGGGCGCCGATCCGAAGGTGAAGCTCTGGCTCTACACGGCGGACGAGGCGCTCGATCCGTTTGCCGAGGCGACCATCCGGCAGGCCAATCCGGCCTTCGGCGACTTCCTGAACGCCGAAGAGGTGCTCGACCAGGCGGCGAGCGCAAAAAGAATGCCGGCGCGGGAAGCGGCCTACCGCAACCTGGTGCTCAACCAGCGGGTCAATGTCACCTCGCCCTTTATCGGGCGGGCGGTCTGGGAGGCGTGCAATGGCGAGGCCGACGAGCTCGCGTTCGAGTCGGGCTGCTGGATTGGCCTCGATCTCTCGGCGCGGCACGATCTGACGGCGCTCGTGATGGTGGCACGTGGAACAGATGGACTGCTGCACACGCAGGCGAAGTTCTACGCACCGGAGCACGGGCTTAGCGAACGCTCGCACCGCGACCGAGTGCCGTACGACGTGTGGGCGCGTCAGGGCCATCTCACGCTCACGCCCGGTGCCTCGGTCGACTATGGCTTCGTGGCGCGCGATTTGGTGGCGCTCTGCGAAAAGTATCCGGTCAACGAGATTGCCTTCGATCGCTGGCGGATCGACATCCTGAAGAGCGAGTTGTCGCGGCTCGATCGGGAACTCCCAATGGTCGAGTTCGGGCAGGGCTTCAAAGATATGACGCCCGCTTTGGACGCGCTCGAGCACGACATACTCGAGCAGAAGCTCCGCCACGGCGGGCATCCGATTCTCAACATGTGCGCGAGCCATGCGGTCGTCACGCGCGATGCCGCGGGCAATCGCAAGCTCGACAAGGACAAGGCGACGGGCCGGATCGACGGCCTGGTGGCGCTCGCGATGGCGGCGGGCTGTGCGGCCCGCGCGAATCGCGAAGCGGAATACACGATCACTTTCCTGTGAGGTTACTCATGGACCGCGCGTACAGCGTGCTCGAGATCAAGTCGGTTGACGAGGAGCGGCGCGAGCTCGTCGGGCTCGCCACAACGCCGGCTGCGGATCGTCTCGGCGATATCGTGGAGCCGAAAGGCGCCAGCTTCTCGCTGCCGCTGCCTCTTCTTTGGCAGCACGATCACGCCAAGCCGATCGGCACGGTGGTCGAAGCGACGGTGAACAATCGCGGCATCCTGGTACGGGCACAGATCCCGCAGATTGCGGAGCCGGGACCGCTCAAGGACCTCATCGACCTCGCCTGGCAGTCGATCAAGGCGAAGCTCGTGCGCGGGCTTTCGATCGGCTTCCGCGCACTGGAAACCGCCCGCCTCGAAAAAGGCGGCACGCATTTTCTGAAATGGTCCTGGCTGGAGTTGAGCGCGGTCACCATACCCGCCAACGCTGAAGCCACGATCCAGGTTATTCGCTCGCTCGACTCGCAAACCCTGGCTGCGTCTGGCCGTGAAAGGGAGCGCGGGGGAGAGCGTCGATTGTCAGCCGGCGTCTCGGCGCAATCTCGATCTAGCAAGGGCCGGGAGGCCAATTCAATGAATACGCAAGAGCAGATCCGCTCGTTTGAGGCTTCGCATACCGCGAAGCATGAGCGGATGAAAGCCATCATGCAGGCTGCGGCCGATGATGGGGTTCGGACGCTGAACGAGTCCGAGCAGCAGGAGTACGACGATCTCACCGCCGAAGTCGCCCAGGTCGCCGAGCACCTGAAGCGGCTGCGTGGGCTCGAGCGCACCGTGCTGCCGGCGGCTCGTCCGGTGGCGGGAGGCAGCGCCGACGATGCGATGACGGTGCGCGGCGGCGCGATCATCACGGCGGGACGGCCCCAGTTGCCGAAGGGCTCAGCCTTTACCCGCTATGCCATCGCCCTCGCGAACGGTCGCGGCAGCACTTCTGACGCGCTCCGTTTTGCGCAGAGATGGAAAGATTCGAGCCCGGAGGTGCTGCAGGCGCTCGAGCAGAAGGCGGATCCCGGCACCGTGGCCGATGCGACCTGGGCGGCTCCGCTCGCAGTCGCACCGACCGTGGCCTCGGAGTTCGTGGAGCTGCTGCGGCATGCGACGGTCGTCGGGCGGCTCAATCTGCGGCGCGTGCCCTTCAACATCTCGATCCCGGTGCAGACCTCGGGCTCGACGGTGAACTGGGTCGGCGAGGCCGCACCGAAGCCGGTGGGCGAGCTCGCGTTTACGACCATGACGCTCGGCTACAGCAAAGTGGCCGGTATCGTGGTGATCTCGGAAGAGCTCGCGCGGCTGTCGAATCCGGCGGCCGAGGACCTGATCCGGCGCGATCTCATTGCCGAGATTGCCGAGTTCATCGATCTGCAGTTCCTCTCCGAAAGCGTGCTTGCTACCGCCAACAACCCGGCCGGTATTGCGGTCGGTGTCACAGCCATTCCGGCGTCGGGCACCGATGCGAACGCGCTGCGCTGCGACGTGCAGTCGGCGCTGCAGGCCATGCTGACCGCGGGACTGTCCACGGGTGGCGTGGTCGCGGTGATGTCCGAGCAGCTGGGTGCGGCGATTGGGCTCATGACGAACGCGCTCGGACAACCCGAGTTCGGCGGCATGGGGCCGAGCGGTGGGTCGATCGGCGGGATTCCCGTCATCACCTCCGAGAACGTCGGCGGGGATACTACGGGTCACAACATCTACTTCATCAAGCAGTCGGAAATCCTGCTCGCCGATGACGGTGGAGTGACGGTGGACTCGAGCCGCGAGGCGACTCTGGACATGGCGGGGACGACGAACGCCGTGTACAGCCTCTGGCAGCGCAACGCCGTCGGCATCCGGGCCGAGCGGTGGATCAACTACAAGCGCCGCCGCGACGGCGCAGTCCAGTACATCAGCAACGCGGCGTATACCGCCTGCGGAAGCTGAGACGCGCAGGGACTTGGGGCGGCTCTTCGGGGCCGCCCCGTTTCTTTGAGGAGACAACGATGCAATTGATTGCCCGGCGATCGATGTATTACGGGGTGCGCCGCCTGAAAGCGGGCGATACGTTCGAGGCTGAGGACCGACACGGACGCCTGCTGGTACTCGCGCGTGCCTGCATGGAAGCGCCGCAGCCGGTGCCGCCGGCCGAGGAGCCTGCGGAGGAGGAGCCGACTGAACAGCCCGAGGAGCCACCGCGGGCGAAGCGTAAGTACACGCGGCGGGATCTCCGAGCCGAGTCGTGAACCTGGCATTGCGCCTGAAGCAATTTTTCGTCGGCCGCAATCAGGCGAATCTCGCCCCGCCCACGACGGGCTGGGGCGGCTGGTATCCGCTGGTTGGGGATTGGTATCCCGGCGCGTGGCAGCGCAACGACGAAATACGCACGAACACGGTCATCGCCTACCACGCTATTTTCGCTTGTATCACGCTCATTGCCAACGATGTCGGCAAGCTCCGTTTCAAGTTGATGGAGCAAGTCGGCAAGATCTGGGAAGAGACGACCTCGCCCGCCTTCTCGCCCTTTCTCAATCGGCCGAATCACTATTCCAATCCCGTGCAGTTCCGGGAGCAATGGACCACCTCAAAGCTGCGATCGGGAAATACCTACGCGCTGAAGCAGCGAGACGAGCGCGGTGTAGTCATCGCCGCCTTTGTCCTCGACCCATGTCGAGTCAAGCCGCTCGTGGCGCCCGACGGCGCGGTGTTCTACGAGCTCCACCAGGACAACTTGGCGGATCTGCAGCAGGACGCCGTGATCGTCCCGCAGTCGGAGATCTTTCACGACCGGATGAATTGCCTCTTCCATCCGCTCGTCGGGTTGTCGCCCATCTTCGCGTGCGGGCTCCCAGCGACGCAGGGGCTGGCGGCGCAGGAAAACTCCACCGCCTTTTTCCAGAACATGAGCCGGCCGGGCGGAATACTCATCGCACCGGGACCCATCTCGCAGGCGAAAGCGACCGCGATGCAGACGCTCTGGAATGCGGGATTCTCTGGCAGTAACTCAGGGAAAGTGGCGGTCATCGGAGATGGCATGAAATACCAGCCGCTCGCGATGACGGCGCAAGAGGCGCAGATGCTCGAGCAATTGAAGTGGACCGGCGAGGCGGTCTGCGCCTGCTTTCACGTGCCGCCGTTCAAAATTTCGTTAGGTCCAATGCCGACCTATCAAAACGCGCAAGTCCTCAACCAGATTTATTACTCCGACTGCCTGCAGTCGATCATCGAGCAGATGGAAACTTGTATCGACTACGGCCTCACGCTCGATATGCCGAAGGAGGGCCGGCGGCTCGCCACGGAGCTTGACCTCGATATGCTGCTCCGGATGGATACGCAGACGCAGATCAGCACCTTGAAGGAAGGTGTCACTGGGGCACTCTACGCGCCGAATGAGGCGCGGGAAAAACTGAATTTAGGACCTGTGCAGGGCGGTGCGGAGCCGTATCTGCAGCAGCAGAATTATTCGCTGGAAGCACTGGCGCGGCGCGACTCTGCGCCACCGTCGCCACCGATTGCGTCGCCGACTACACCGCAGCCAGCGCCGGACGGTGAGGAGGAGCAGGACGTTCGGGCTGCTCTCGATAGTGCATGGCGGAAGGAAGTTGACAGGGTGCGCCAATTTGGCATAGGGTTGCGCCCGACAAGCCGTGGCATAGGGCCGTGGCGAGGAGAGCATAATGTCAACAAAGCAAGTGGCTCGGATCAGCATCTCTGAGCCGAATTTCAAGAGCATCCGTTTCAAGATCATCGGCACTGCGCCGCTGATGATCCACAAGTTCGGCGCGAAGATTCAGCGCAAGATCGAGGAAGCGCAGACCGCCAAGGACAAGGTGAAGAAGGCGCGGTCGCCGAAGGATTACAAGGCCGAGTTCAACGACGCACGCTACGTCTCGGCGAAGGGCTGGGATGGCTTCTACGCGGGCGCGTTGCGGAACGCGATGATCCAGGCGGCTCGCTATGTGGACGGCCTGCAGATGACTAAGTCGAAGGGCTTGTTCTTCGTGCAGGCGCAGGGCTTCGACCGAGACAGCGGGCATCCGCTGGTACGGATTCAAGGCTGCAAGGCCAAGCACGACACGCGCCCCGTCAGGCTGGAGTCCGGTGTGGCGGACCTGCGGAATCGGCCTCGGTATGACAACTGGTGGGCCGATGTGGTGGTCGATTTCGACGCCGACGCAGTGACGGAGACGGACGTTGCGAACCTGCTGCACCGCGCGGGCGCACAGGTGGGACTGTGCGAGGGCCGTCCGGCCTCGACCAACTCCTACGGCATCGGCTTCGGGACATTCCGCGTCGAAGGCTCGAAGGTGAACGGCAAGCGCCACAAGGCGGCGGCATGAGCCGCGCTAAGTTTCGCTGGTCGAACTCGCGTTACAGCGGGATCGTTCCGGCGGCGGTGTTTGGCAAGTGGCTGACGGGGTTGCCGGATACCAATCCGGCAACCGTCGTCGAGCACGCGGCCAGCCGCAAGTCGCCCGCGCACAAGCTGTTCAACTGGGACGACTCGGAGGCGGCGCGGGAGTTTCGGCTCTTGCAGGCGCGGCTCATTCTCGGATCGTTCGTGATCGAGACGGAGATCGTCAGCGGCAAGTCGAAAACGCCACGCGCCATCTCCGTGCCATACGTCTCGCGCTCGGCACCTGGGTTGTATGAGATCACCACCGAAGCGATGCGAGTTCCTGAGAAACGGGACTTCATGCTGAGTGCGGCGCTGGCCGAAGTGAAACGCTGGCGGCGGCGGTACGCGAGCTTGAGCGAGCTGGCCGTCGTCTTTGCCGCGCTCGATGAAGTTGAAACACGCG